ATAAAGCCCTAAAATACGGGATATATCGGCATTTACCAACTTATGAAAAGATAATCAGAAATTTAGTAAGTTTTTATAAAGAAATATCCATATCAACAGCAAAGTCACACATCTGGCGAAAAAGATTTAAGATTAATTCAATGCTGCTACGCTTCAGAGGACAGCTGTCAAGAACGGTTTGAAAATCAATCGCTCTTAAAGAATTCCAGGGGCGGTCATGCAGAACAGCACTGTTTTTGTAAGCGGCACGCATGGAATCTTTGCTACTTTGTGAGAATGTGCTTCCTGCATGGTATTTGGAATCATAGAAAAGCTGATAAACATCAGCAAATGTCTTAGGCTTTTCTGGTGGAGTTACACCCTTGATCAGGCTGTAGTCTGCCATGAGCTTCTGGACCAGAGTATCCAGATCCTTTTTGTCTTCAGATAATACTTCCAGATCCTTTTCCATGCCAGGCTTATAAGTACCGGCTTTGTAGGCGGTCAGTATGATGAAGCCCTTCATCCAGTCATCAACGTAACAGAGGGCTGCAGGGCGGTCACCATCGATATTTGCAGGCGGATGGACTGCGTATGGGTTCTTCCGGTTCTTTCCCAGGTAGCGGATGGAGCCGTAGCCGTTGGGAAGGCGGCTATGCTTTTTTCTTCTTGGCATATATCATTTCTCCTTTGATTGGATTGCGACGTCGCAATGATGGATTCCTCTGTTTTGAGGTAAAAATGGGTACAAAAAAGACGCCCCTTGCGCAGACGCCCTGGAGATGATATAATTCAGGTGTTCAAGCTGGATTAATCATAACCGGAGCAATCTGGTAAGAGAAAATCTATGTGAAAGCCGTTCGGTACGCCAATACCGGGCGGTTTTTCATTTACTTTACAAATTGTTGTATATAACTAAATGATATGATATTATAAGTATAGATAATAAATTATACGAGCCTGCGGATAGCAGAAACGATGGAGTCTGTGTTCCATCCAACAGTCTCATTGGCATACAAAGATACATATGCGGGCATCATAGTATTGCCCCATGGACGGATGCCGAGAATTGGCTTGCCCATTCGCACAGATTCATCAATTTCATATTGCATCCATTCGCGATAAGAAGTGTACATACCTGCAATGACGATTGTTATTTGAGATGGGGCGATTTTTTGCGTGATAAGCCTTCTGATTTCAGCATTTGTGGCTGGTGTTCCTGCTGGGAACAGAGGTTTCTCACGTGGGGCTGAATAATTGCGATATGAAAAGTAATTGGCATTATTCAGCAATTTAACAAGATTGTCGTAATCGGCACCATATTTCCATGCGTGGCTGATAAATAATCTGTAATCGTATAAAGTTGGCATTTGGTTCTCCTTTCAATTATTATGAGGTGATTAAATATGAAATTTCGTAAAAAACCAGTAATCGTTGATGCTTATCAAATCGATCATGAGGAAATAATTCACACATTAGAAGGCGATATGAAAGCATCCCCGGGAGACTGGATCATTACTGGTGTAAACGGGGAAAAATATCCCTGCAAGCCGGATATTTTTGAAAAGACTTATGAGCGTATTAATTAGCATCCTGCTTTGAGTTACCTTTTTCTGCAGTGTTGATGCTTTTCCAATGGCGGTTTTCTGCGGACATGATCTCTTCCACATTTTTGATAAAAATATTATCAACAGTCTCGTCATTGGGATTGTAAGGGAAAGAACGTGTCAAGTACAAATGCTTTTGATAGAGTAACATTTCGCAGGTGGAACGGTATTGAATCCAGTTCTCATGATACTTGTACAGTTTTGTAACGGATTCGATAATCACAATGATTGCACCCAGAATACCAATGATTATAGGTATTAAATCACACAATGAGGTGTAACCGGACAATAGAGGTATGAACGCGGCAAGAATGATTTCGACTACTTGAAATTGTTTATATCTTTTTTGCGCGTGTACTGATTTTTCATCATACCATTTAATTTGCGGATCAAGTCGAGTTGAAATATATTCATTGATGTCCATCATACCCTCCGTTTAAACATTTTTAGGTGGCTTAGTAGTTTTCCAACAGCTCATTAATTTTGATCGTCAGCCCCGGATAGATTCCGACCGGAATATCCTGCGTGAAGGAGTAGATTACGGGAGCCGCATCATCTTCGTAATGGTAAACAGTAACACGCTCTTTCGCAGGATCCACAATCCAGTATTCGCGGACACCAGACTGAGAATAAATGCCGTTTTTTATCCCGTAGTCCAGTTTGCGACTGGATGGGGACACGATCTCGAAAATGAGGTCAGGAGCTCCGGAGCATCCCCGATCAGTGAGCTTATTTGGATCACAGATCACGGAAATATCTGGCTCTACCCAGTCTTTATCATCGGCGTCAAGGTTGACAGCGAATGGGGCGGGGTATATTTGGCAGTTGCCATGGTTCTTCTTTATATATTCACGGATAGTTCCGGCCAGTTCCATAACAAGCTGTTGGTGGATCCGGCTGGGTGGTGCCATGTCATACAGTTTTCCGTCAATGAGTTCGGCTCTTGTACCTTCCGGCAGGTTCCAGTAGTCTTCAGATGTATACTGATCGTTTTTTAAGAGTGGCATGTGGGCACATCCTTTCCTGTATAGATATTACTGTTACCAGGCATAACATTTTTAGCCAATGTTTAATGTAACCGTTTGAACGTTGGGATTATTCCATTTAAAAAGTTCTTTAATTTCTAATGTTAAAGGTGTTTTATCCTTTATTCGATAAGCTTTTCCAACTTTTATAGTAGTTCCCTGAGTAACTTTTTTTGAATAGTTGTCTAATGCTTCGTCACGATTATCGTATGAAAGCCATGTGGTATCACATTCAACACCATTTTGAAATGCTGTAATGTAATAATCAGCTAAGAGTGCGCTCTGGGATTCAGATTTTTTATTTGTAAAATCATAATACAGTATAACGCAACTATAGCCATCATAATCAGATGCAAGTTTCCAACCGGTATAAGTAATTTTGGCATCATCTGTATCAAAACTAAAAAGTGGGGTTATCAGTGCACCACTGGCATCGACTTTCTGACCGTCAGGGGTAGAGGTGTTGGTTAAAATGTAACCGTTATTATCAAAATAATATTGTTTTCCATTTATTTCTTTCCAGGTGTTTGTTGGATAACTTCCATCATCATTTTGGTACCACCAACCAGAAGCATCCTGTTTCCATTCTCCTGCAAAGGAGGTCATAGAAAGGGCAGCAGATGCAACACCGACAGCGAAAAATAACTTTACTTTTTTCATACATTTTCCCTCTTTTCTTTTGTTTTATTAAAATGCCATAGGCTATTTTAACCTTAATTCAATAAGTTCTTTTGGATATCCCAGGATCCGCGCAAGCTAATCTAACAGTAGAAAGATTGCTCATTAAACTGATCTACCCAGCGTTCAATAATTTCAGAACTGTTGGCTTCTATCATTCTTATGATGCTACGTAAGATTTTTGGTGGAATCTTTGAATTATTATTACAAAGAAGAGTGTGGCCGGAGCGTGTGATCCAGACTTTGGTAGCATTTGCGGAGGCTCTTCCTTCTGCAATATGAACGTGAACGGGCTCTAAGGGTATTCCTTCGTTTGACCAGAAGTAAACGATATAGGAGCCAATCCTAAAAATTTGAGGCATTCAATACGCCTCCTTCCTGGGCAAATTCCAGAATAAGATGAGCATTGTCACGAATCAGGCGCTTGAAATATTCCATTTCCTGATCAGAATATCCGTGAATGCTTTCCCATGTATAATCTGGAAGATAGCAGGTGGCATCATGAAAACCGTCTTTTTCATCCGGGGTTTCGATGTAAACTTTCACACGGCCATCCGGACGTACTTCGGAATGAGTAATTTCTGTATCATCGTTTAAGGTTAAATAGGGATACATCATTGTGGACACTTCCTTTCTGCAATAGTATTGCACTTCAAAATTTTTCTATGACGGCCAACGCCGGATCAAACATAATGGTATATCCGCCAAAATTCACATAAGGACCATATTTCTCATGGTAGCATTCCAGAGCTTCTTTTAAAAACTCTTCGGAAACTTCCAGATATTCAGCCAGTTCATGCCGGTTCCTACAGCGAGCCTTATATCCTTTGACAATTCCAGATAATCCAATCTGTTTATTATAGGCCCATAATCTTGCAATGCGTTCCTGTTTCTGTTCAGATATGGAATCCTGTTCAACAATGCGCCCAACAGTGGTGTAGTAGTGTCCCAATTCTTCTGCTAACACATCTGCTTTTTGACGCAAGGTGGGAATGTTTTTCCGGATGGCAATCTTGCAACCTTTTATCCGCCCATCACTGGATTGTAATGGAGCTTCTTTTACGATTAAGCCATTGCTGTCAGCTTCTATCAGTAATTCATCGTAGGTCAATCAGATCAAGCCTCCTACTTTCCCCAGAACTCATCATTATCCATAAGGTCATCATCGTGCTTCTTCATCTCAGCAGTTGGTTTTATGTCGGTTCGGTCATGAGCGGCATCAGGTATCAGGTTATTATTACAGTCTTTTTCGAATTGAACTTCTTTATAAATATTTTCGTTACTTAAATTTCGAATCATCTGTTCTTTTTCAAGACGTTCCTGCCTGAATTTAGTTTCATTAAGCTTTAAAATAACAGAATCAAGAGTTGCTTTTGCATATGTGTCTATACGAGTCCTAATATTATTTAATTCAGTAGAACTAATTTGTATAGCACCGTTACCATAATGAATGAAGGGGTTATGTTCCAGGTCATCTTTCATAATGTTATATCCTAAGCTTTCAAGATATTTAAAAAATGCAGCTTCTGATGAAATTAGTAGTTTTGCACTTAGGTGATGCTTTCTTTTTAATGATTCATATCGAGCCAATAATTCATAATCATAGAAGCTTGTTACAGTTTGTCCATAAACATTTTTGATTACAAAGAAATCATCATCATAATTTTCACAACAAAGAGAATATCCAGCTGAGTTTAAAACTTTTTCAATATCCTTTAGTTCAGCATCACGTATTAAAATATTAGGATCCTCATAATTGTTTCGTTCCATAGGGACGTCTAACCCCATAAGCCATGCTTCATTAACATTTAAAGCTTTTGACAATATAAATAGTTTGTCCGATTTTGGTTGGGTGTAACCGGACATGTAATGACTTATGGTAGATTTGGAAAGCTTTGTTCTTTCCGCCAGTTCAGCTGGTTTGATATTTGCATTTGATATCGCAATATTGAATCTGTTTTTAAATGAGTCAATTTGTTTATTCATAGCGTGCCACTCCTTCTTGATATATAATATCAAAAGTGAAACAAAAATTCAATAGAATCAATATAAAAAGTTTAAAAAATGAAATTTTATATTGACAACATGGAAATGCTGAGGTATAGTAACTGTAGTTTCAAAATTGAAACAAAGGAGGTGATTAAATTGTGCGATAAAACGGTGTTTGACTACAGCAAATTACGTGGCAGGATAGTGGAGAAGTTTGGAACGCAATCCAAATTTGCTGATGCAAATGGAATATCCGATCGCTCTATGTCCTTAAAGTTGAATAATGGGATTGGATTATCTCAAAATGAAATTTTGGAATGGTGCAATTTGTTGGACATCCCCACAGGTGAAATACCATTATATTTTTTTACTGTAAAAGTTTCAAAAATGAAACCGCGGGAGGTACATACCAGTGAATGATATTTTTAATGATGTATTTAATAAGACCGACACATCGAAGTTAACCCCTATTGAGATTGCTCTGGGGATTGACAGCGAGGGAAGGACAACGGCAACAAAACTGTATGATTTTCTGGAACTGAATCAGAGCAATTATTCTAAATGGTTTCGTAAGAACATTACTGAGAATGAATTTGCAGAGCAGAATGTGGATTATTTCCCATTCGTACTGCGGTACGAGTCGCTGACGGGAGAAAAAGAACGTCAGGACGCTAAACTTACAGCAGGTTTTGCAAAGAAGCTTTCTATGATGCAAAAGAACCAGAAAGGCGAAGCTGCGCGTAACTATTTTGTAGGAATTGAGAATGGGGCAAAGAAACTGATTGAAAACCAGAAAAATCAAATTCCAATTACAGAGCATCCAGGAGAAGTAGCGAAGCTGATCCAGGCATTGGCAAGCCGAATGGATAAACAGGGAAGTGCTCCGTATAAGTCCGCAGAGATGGCAAAGCTTATTTGCGAACAGTATGGAATTCAGCTCCCGGCAGATTTTGTGAAACTCCCGGAGTATGAGCAGCTGTCTTTGTTTGGAAAAGCGGAATGATCGAGAACCTGCTGGAATAAGAGAGGAGGCGAGAAATGAGCACGGTAATAACCACAGTCATATTGAACCGAAGAATATTAAGTGTAGCGGCGATAAATATTCTGGCAATAGTATTGGCTACTAACAGTCATTACGCTTTGGCTTGGGAAGTATGGGCACTGGCAGTTTGGCTTTGCGTAGTAACGTAATATATTCCGCAAATACGGCAGTGCATAGCATAGCGAATGTTTCGTCTAATGCTTGCATACTGCGTTCAAGCGAAAACATAGGGTTTCCGTCTTTCGCTTCTAACGCAGTAAGATACGCCGAGTAGTACTTGGAATACATGGACTGAGATGCAGGTTCCATTAAATGGAGATTATCACTCATAAGATCCAAAAAAAGGGACCAAGTTTCAAGGCTCATTTCACTTAGCGTTAGCTCAGAAAGAAAACCGCGGCAATAAATTTTGTAAAAGGGAATATAAAATTTTTCTAATTGTTCGCGAATGATTTTTGATTTTGACACATGGTCGTCTTTTACCACTGAAAGGTATACCAAAATGAAGGCGCCCAAAGTGGTGATGGTGCTGGCAACGATTTCGGGACTGAAAGTCATAATAGCAGTTCCTTTCTTTTGTACTCAGCCCTGGCTGGGCCTGTACAGAAAGTATAACACTGGGGAGATATGGAAAACAAGTATATTAACGGTTCTCATTTACCCATTGAGAAGCTGTTGGAGTAGGAGGTGTTTACATGGAAAAACGATATCTTTCACCAGAAGATGCAGCTCCGTTTCTGGGGCTGTCGGCAGCGGCCGTAAGAAAGTACATGCGCAATGGAAGCATGGATCTGGGAATGGTTTTAAGTCCCCAAAAGACAGGGACTAAGACCTGGCGGTACAAGATCTATCCGGAGAAGTTAAAGCAGATTACCGGATCCAGTGTGCCAGGATATGAATAGAGCTTGGAAAGGAGAGAGGAGTAATGGCAAAGATCAAGAACTATGACGGCCAGACAGACATGGAGCTGTCCTATGTGGCAGTGCAGGCAACCAGGCCTAAGAAGAAAGCTGTGGGCTGGGTAGGGATCACGGAGACATTTATAGCCGGTGGCATGTGGGTGATAGTCTTCATGATGCTTGGAGCTGCGCTTGCGGTCCAGGTGCTGTGATGGCTGTGCGGAATGACCAGTGCGGTACCTGCATAAAGAAGAACCGGTGCATGGAGAGAAGCCGCTTACAGGCATGCAGAGGTTACATAAAAAAGGACCCAGGCAGCGGCAACTGTCATAGGTCCGAAAACAAAAAAATTGTACACCCTCATTATACGGAGGGAGAAGGAGAAAAGCAAGATGGCAATGAAAATTAACAAGCTTGAGATCGAGAACGTCAAGCGTGTAAAGGCAGTAAAGATCGAACCGACAGCAAATGGGCTTACGATCATTGGTGGAAACAACAACCAGGGCAAGACCTCTGTCCTGGATGCGATCGCCTGGGCTTTAGGCGGGGACAAATACCGTCCGTCCCAGGCTCAGAGGGAAGGCTCCGCGCTCCCGCCAAACCTTCATATAGTCATGAACAATGGTCTGGTAGTGGAACGCAAGGGTAAGAACAGCACGTTAAAGGTAACGGATCCACAGGGACAGAAGGCCGGTCAGCAGCTTTTGAATGAGTTTGTGGAACAGCTGGCACTGGATCTTCCGAAATTTATGGAGGCTTCTGACAAGGAAAAGGCAGGTATCCTGTTAAACATTATCGGTGTGGGAGACCAGCTGGCCCAACTGGAAAAGGAAGAAAAGGAACTTTACAATGAGCGTACCTACGTGGGACGTACGGCAGACCAGAAAGAGAAGTATGCAAAAGAGCAGCCTTATTATCCGGATGTCCCGGCAGTCCCGGTCTCAGCAGCGGAACTGATCCGCAAACAGCAGGAGATCCTGGCACAGAACGGGGAAAACCAGAGAAAACGTGAAAGACGCCACCAGCTGGAGCAGGAGATGCAGCGTGTCACGGATCAGATCCAGGAGCTTTTAAGAAAGCAGGCTGAGCTGGAAGCGGATCTTAAGATCGCCCGGTCGACCAGTGAGAACCTGCAGGATGAGTCTACCGCAGAACTGGAACGAAACATTGCAGAAGTGGAAGAGACCAACCGGAAAGTAAGGGCCAACCTGGACAAAGACAAGGCAGAAGAAGATGCCAGGGGATATCGGGAACAGTACAATGCGCTGACCGCAAAGATCCAGGAGGTACGGGATACAAAGCTGGAACTGTTAAAGAAAGCAGATCTGCCGCTCCCAGGACTGACGGTTGAAGACGGGGAACTGGTCTACAACGGTCAGAAATGGGATAACATGTCCGGATCTGAACAGCTTAAGGTATCTACCGCGATCGTACGCCGGTTAAATCCGAAATGCGGCTTTGTACTCATGGACAAGATGGAACAGATGGATCTGCATACCCTTCAGGAGTTTGGAAAGTGGCTGGAGGCAGAAGGTCTCCAGGCGATCGCTACCAGGGTATCAACGGGTGATGAATGCAGCATTGTTATTGAAGACGGGTATGTGGTGGGGCAGACCCCTATGGAAGAAAAGAAAGAATGGAAAGCAGGTGTTTTTTAAATGGAGATTATCAGAGGGAGAATGCCAGGCGCGAAGAAAACAGTGATCTATGGTCCTGAAGGGATCGGGAAGTCTACACTGGCTTCCTGCTTCCCGGATCCCTTGTTTATCGATACGGAAGGATCTACCAGGGATATGGATATCGCACGTACCAAAGAACCAAGCAGCTGGATGATGCTCATGGAACAGGTCATGTATGTGAAAAATCATCCGAATGTATGCCAGACTCTGGTCATTGATACAGCGGACTGGGCTGAAATGCTCTGTATTACCCAGATCTGCGATAAAAACCATAAAAGCAGCATTGAAGAGTTTGGTTATGGAAAGGGCTATACCTATGTACAGGAGGAATTTGGGCGTCTTTTAAATCTTCTTACGGAAGTGATCAAAGCAGGCGTGAATGTAGTCTTTACAGCCCATGCAAAGATGCGGAAGTTTGAGCAGCCGGATGAACTGGGAGCGTACGACCGCTGGGAGATGAAGCTGAGTAAGGGCGTGGCTCCCATGGTGAAGGAATGGGCCGACATGGTTCTGTTTGCGAACTATAAGACCATGGTAGTAAATATAGATGGCCAGGGAGCCCAGAAAGGGAAGAACAAAGCACAGGGCGGAAAACGTGTTATGTATACGACCCATCACAGTTGTTGGGATGCAAAGAACCGCTACAATCTGCCGGATGAAGTGCCGTTTACATATGAGAGCATCCGGCAGATCCTGGAACCGGGAACAGCCCCGGCAGAGGAGAAGCAGGAGGTAAAACAGCCGGACCTTGTACAGGAGACACCGCCAGCACCATCTGCCAGACCGGCAGAAACGGTAAAACAGCCGGAGACAGTCAGTAGTAACAAGGGCAATGAAAAACCTGCAGAAGAAAAGAAAGGCGCTGCGCCTGTGGAGGGCGGCAAAGGGGATGTAAAGCCGGATGAAAGATCGGCACTGGATCCACGTATCCCAAAGAAACTGCGGGATCTGATGATCGCCAATGATGTGTGCGAATGGGATATCCAGAACGTATGTGAAGCCAAGGGATATGTACCGGTGGATACGCCCCTTTACATGTATGAAGAGGTCAATCCGGGCTTTGTGGATGGTGTCCTGGTAGGTGCCTGGAGCCAGGTGTATGCGGCGATCAAGGAAATGAAAGAAAAGGATGCTTTAGTCTTTAATTAATGAGGAGGATGAAAAAAATGGCAGATTTAGGAAAAGAGATCGGCTGGGATGATGCGATCGAGAATGAAGGGACTGAGTTTGAGCCCCTTCAGGAAGGAACTTATGAATTTACAGTGGCATCCATGGAACGTGCTCATTTTGGAGGAAGCGATAAGATGGCGCCGTGTAACGTGGCAAACCTGGATCTTCTGATCAAGGATAAGGACGGCAAGGAACACCATGTATTTGACAGCCTGTACCTGAACTCAAAGGCAGAGTGGAGACTGAGCCAGTTCTTCTTATGCATTGGACAGAAGAAAAAAGGGGAAGCACTGCGACCTAACTGGAATGAAGTGCCATGCTCTACCGGCAAGGTGGAAGTCATGATCAATGAATATGTGGACAAGAATGGCAATAAGCGCAGGAATAACCGTGTCAGTCGTTATCTGGAGTATGAACCAAAGCAGTTTAAGGCGGGTGTGTTCTAAATGGAATTAAGACCGTATCAGTCTGAGGCAAAGGCAGCCGTGTTTACACAGTGGGACAAGGGAGCACGAAAGACCCTTGTAGTGCTGCCAACAGGCTGCGGAAAGACGATTGTTTTTGCGAAGGTAGCGGAAGAATGTGTGCGCCAGGGGAACCGTGTGTTGATCCTGGCACACAGGGGAGAACTGTTGGAGCAGGCGGCAGATAAGATCAAAAAAAGCACGAACCTGGGATGTGCAACGGAAAAAGCAGAGCAGTCCTGCCTTGGGAGCTGGTTCCGGATCACGGTAGGCTCCGTACAGTCCATGCAGCGGGAAAAACGTCTGTCGCAGTTTTCGGATGATTATTTCAATGTGATCATCATCGATGAGGCCCATCACTGCATTTCAGACGGATACCAGAAGGTGCTGCAGCATTTCCCCGATGCAAAAGTGCTGGGAGTGACGGCAACGCCTGACCGTGGTGATATGCGTAATCTGGGAGAATTTTTTGAGAGTCTGGCTTATGAATATACCCTTCCGAAAGCGATCCGGGAGGGTTATCTATCCCCGATCAAAGCCATGACGATCCCGCTGCAGCTGGATCTGTCCGGGGTATCCATCCAGTCCGGTGATTTTAAAGCCGGTGACATTGCAACAGCCCTGGACCCGTATCTGCATCAGATTGCTGATGAGATGATGAAATACTGCAGGGACAGAAAAACAGTCGTGTTCCTTCCGTTGGTAAAGACCAGCCAGAAGTTCAAAGACATCCTGAATGAAAAGGGATTTAAGGCTGCGGAAGTCAATGGTGAGAGCAAAGACCGCGCAGAAGTCCTGGAAGCCTTTGATAAAGGAGAATACAACGTCCTGTGCAATTCCATGCTGCTGACGGAAGGCTGGGACTGCCCGTCCGTTGATTGTGTGATCGTGCTGCGTCCAACAAAGGTGCGCAGCCTTTACAGCCAGATGGTAGGACGCGGGACCAGACTGTGTGAAGGAAAGAGCCATCTATTGCTCTTGGATTTCCTCTGGCATACAGAACGCCATGAACTCTGCCATCCGGCGGACCTGATCTGTGAGAAGAAGGAAGTAGCCCGGAAGATGACGGAGAACCTGGAAGGAACAGCCGGATGCCCTATGGATCTGGAAGAGGCTGAGAGAAAAGCGTCGGAAGATGTGATCGCAGAAAGGGAAGAATCCCTGGCAAAACAGCTCCAGGAGATGCGTACCAGAAAAAAGAAACTGGTGGATCCATTACAGTTTGAGATGAGCATACAGGCGGAAGATCTGTCCGGTTATGTCCCGGCTTTTGGCTGGGAAATGGCACCGCCTTCTGATAAACAGAAACAGGAGCTGGAAAAGAGAGGGATCCTTCCGGATGAGATCGACAATGCAGGAAAGGCAAACCTGATCCTGGACCGCCTGCATAAACGGCAGGAGGAAGGGCTTACCACACCGAAACAGATCCGGTGCCTGGAAAAATATGGTTTCCAGCATGTAGGGACATGGACGTTTGAGGCAGGAAAGAACATGATCGACCGGATCGCTGCGTGTGGCTGGAGAGGAGCCCCAAGAGGTGTGGACCCAAGAAATTATGTACCTGAAAATTAAGGAGTAAGTAGGAAATGGAAAGAAGCCAGTATGACCTGTTGGAGGTCTTAGATCATATAGAGCCGGCTGAATTGGATTACCAGCAGTGGCTGAATATCGGCATGGCCCTGGACCTGGAAGGATATAGCGTGGATGTATGGGACAACTGGAGCCGGAGAGATCCCGGCAGGTATCATCCTGGGGAATGCCAGAAAAAATGGAAGGGATTTAAGGGAAATGGCTCCCCCGTGACCGGTGGGACGATCGTCCAGTATGCCAGGGAACAGGGGTGGACGCCGCCCTATGATCCGGGGCATGCCCTGGGCTGGGAAGATACCATTTCCAGTGAGGAAGGCGTGTTCATTGACCGGAACTGGGTAGAGGGAAAAGAGGTACGGGAACCGGCCCGATTTGACCCCGCCAAGGAACTGATCCGGTATCTGGAGACCCTGTTTGAAGCAGGGGAGAATGTAGGCTATGTGGTAAAGAGCTGGCAGAAGGATGATAAATGGCTCCCTGCAGATAAAGGATCCTTTGACCGCACTGCAGGACAGCTGATAGAAGCACTTTCTGCCTGTGGCGGTGATATCGGCAGTGTCCTGGGAGATTATGATCCTCAGGCTGGTGCTTGGATCCGTTTTAACCCGCTGGATGGAAAGGGAGTAAGGAACGACAACGTGACAGACTTCCGTTATGCCCTGGTAGAGTCAGACAGCATGGAGATCGACAAGCAGCATGCGCTGATCCGGGAACTGGAACTTCCTGTGGCATGCCTGGTCCATTCCGGAAAGAAGAGCCTCCATGCCATTGTAAAAGTAGATGCCGCAGACTATGGGGAATACCGCAAGCGTGTGGACTATCTCTATGATATCTGCCGCAAGAACGGCCTGGAGATCGACCAGCAGAACCGGAACCCGTCCAGACTGTCCCGTATGCCAGGTGTGCTGCGTGGAGAGAATAAGCAGTTCCTGATCGACACCAACATCGGAAAGGAAAGCTGGGCTGAATGGAAGGAATGGATCGAGTCAGTCAATGATGACCTGCCGGATCCGGAGAGCCTGGAAGATGTATGGGACAACCTGCCGGAACTGGCCCCGTGTCTGATCGAAGGGGTACTGCGCCAGGGGCACAAGATGCTGATCGCAGGACCCTCTAAGGCGGGTAAATCCTTTTTACAGATAGAAATGTGCATTGCCATCGCAGAAGGCCGTAAATGGCTGTCCTGGCAGTGCTCACAGGGGCGTGTGATGTATGTGAACCTGGAACTGGACCGGGCAAGCTGCCTGCACCGTTTCAGGGATGTTTATCAGGCAATGGGGATCCATCCGGAACATCTGGATAACATTGATATATGGAATTTAAGAGGCAAGTCCCGGCCTATGGATAAACTGGCGCCCATGCTCATCCGCAGGGCTTCCAAGAAGAATTATATAGCTATCATCATCGATCCGATCTATAAGGTCATCACAGGCGATGAGAACAGTGCGGACCAGATGTCCAATTTCTGTAATCAGTTCGATAAGGTCTGCACGGAACTGGGCGTGGCCGTGATCTACTGCCACCACCATTCAAAAGGCAGCCAGGGCAGCAAGAAGTCCATGGACCGTGCATCCGGTTCCGGTGTATTTGCACGTGATCCGGATGCAATGCTGGATATGATCGAGCTGGAACTGTCCGAAGATGCCCTGAAACAGGAAGAGAATAAGGCTGTATGTGAAGCATGCAAACAGTACCTGGATTCCCATTTTAAATGGGATGACGACCTGTCCCAGGATGATCTTTGCAGCAGTTACCAGATGCTCAATTACTGCGAAAACAAGCTGGATGTGTGGCAATGGGCAAACCTTCAGAAGATGGTGGAAGTAGCCAGGATAAGGGCCAGGAGCGTTACAGCGTGGCGTATTGAAGGCACTTTAAGAGAGTTTCCGAAGTTTCCGGCAGTCAATGCGTGGTTCAATTATCCGGTCCATACCATTGATCAGGTAGGGATCTTGAGTGATATCCAGCCAGAGACGGAGAAACCACCGTGGAAAAAAGGAGCAGAAAAAAATAAAAAAAGCGCCGCTGATCGGAAGACAGAACGAAGAAAAGCATTGGAAGAAGCAGTTGAAAATGGCAGTTTCGGTGATGCCCCCACGTTGAAAGAAGTAGCAGAATTTTTGGGTGTATCGGAGCGAACAGCCCGTGACAGGGTGAATGAACATGGTGGATACAGCATCCGAGATGGTGTGATCCACAAAGAAGCGGAGTGCGGGGAAGACTAAAAATCAAGTCTTTCCCGTCAGAAGGATTTTGCGGGGAAGACATAAAAATAAGACATCCCCGCAATGAGGTGCGAGTGCGGGGAAGACTGAAAATGCAGTCTTTCCCTCCCCGGGGAAAGTGCGGGGAAGACTGTACCCTAAAGGGTAAATATTTTCCCCGCAATCGCGTGGTCACGGGGGTAGGAATGGACGGGCTGAAAGCAGAGCCCGCCCGTTCCCTTCCCCTTCCCCGATGACAAGGCCAGAACGAAAAACAAAACTGCAATTTCAAACTTTAAAGAGGTAAAGTAATATGGAACGAAAAAAATATTGCAGCACATGTGAGTGGTACGATGAACGGGAAGGAATATGCAGCAATGGTGAAAGCAATCACAGAGCAGAATTTAGATGCTTGGATGATACATGTGAGAAGTGGAGAACACAGGGGGTAGCATTTTTTATGGCAATGGTGCCACCGACAGTGACACACCAGGAGAAGCAGGTACATGTGGTAAAAGGCAAGCCTGTTTTTTACGAACCGGCAGATCTGAAAGCTGCCAGGCAGAAACTGATGGGGCATCTGGCCGAACACAGACCGGAGCAGCCATTTGATCAGGGAATACGTTTGATGGTCAAATGGTGCTTCCCTAAGGGGAAACATGCAGACGGTGAATACCGGATCACAAAGCCAGATACAGACAATCTCCAGAAGCTTTTAAAAGACTGCATGACAGCTTGCGGATTTTGGAAAGATGATGCCCTGGTAGCTGCAGAGATGGCAGAGAAGTTCTGGGCAGAGATCCCAGGGATCTATGTGAGGATAGAGGAGATATGACACTGGATGATGTGGTGATCCTTTCAGACCAGCAGGTCAAAGGGATTTATTATGACGTATACAATGGATTCTGGAAGCGCTACAGCAAAGCAGTACCATCCTGGCAGTCAGAGGAATGGGATGAGATCGTAAAGCAGGCCCGGTTCCTGATGGAACGATATCATTCCTGTCCGCTGATAGTCCACCAGATACAGAATCTTTTGGATCAGCTGGAAGCCAGGAGCAGGAAAGGGGAAAAATGAATAACAGCAAAAAGATATCTGTCCCGGTCTGCTGCATCTGCCAGAAGGTGATCAATGGGGATGCAGAGTGGATCAGGACCAAGAGAGGGACGGTATTGTACATGCATAGAGAGTGTGTGAGAAAGGGGAAGGGCAATGATCATAAAACAAATTGCAATAGATGAGGCACTGGAACTGCATAAAAGAGGGCTTATGGTGGGAGTGCTCCAGCCGGTAGTACCGGAACCTAAGAACCTGGATGATTATGAGTTTCTGACATTAAAGAAGATTTTGGAGGGCTGTGAGTTCTTCCGAATCGTGCTGGAGGAAGAAAAAAGAGAGACAGAGCCAGCTGAGAAGGAACAGGCAGAAGTAGCAAAGCCGAAGGCTGTGGAAGAGAAGCCAGCTGAGACAGGTACGGAAACTAAGGAGAAGCCGGAGCCACCAAAGCCAGAAGCAACAAACAAAAAGCAGATCGATGTTGGAAGAATAAAGGCACTTTACAAAGCCGGGTGGACTGGAAAACGAATTGCTGAAGATATGCATATCGCAGAAAGTACAGTATGCGGATATTTGAAAAAAATAAAGTTAGGGGAAATATAAAATGCAGAGATTAACAGAAAAGGATGACCAGGGTAACTGGTGCCTGAAGGGTGTCAAGTGGGAGCAACTGAGAGCAGGCCAGGTAATCACCAAAGACGTGGCAGAGAAGATTTATGGTGCGCTATTTAAGCTGATGGCATATGAAGATACAGGCGTACACCCGGATGCTGTAGAACGTCTGAATGACTTTACCCAGAATGAAGCTGTAAAACTGGTGCAAAAGCTGAATGCAGAAGAGAAGAAACACAGATGGATCCCGGTGGAAGAGAGACTTCCGGATGAAGATGAATATGTTCTGATGTCATTTGAGAATTTTACGCTTCCGATAATCGGGCGATATGAAAAAGATAATGATGGTGGTGGAGCATGGTATGCCGGTGATGATGATGGATGCGATACTTGCAGCAGCCAGGACTTATTTGTGAATGCCTGGATGCCGTTGCCTGAGCCATACAGGGCAGAGGTGGAAGAAAAGCCTGATGCAAGTGCCAGCTGGAAAGGTCATTACATGGGACGGTTTGAAAAAGTTGAGTAAGGAGGCTACAGCATGCATGTGGTAATTAAAGGAACAGCAACCATTGCTGAATTTAAGGCTGAAAAAGAAAAACTGGAACAGTTGACAAATCTGTTTTACCAGCGACATAAAGAGGCATCCGATATCTGGACAGCTGGAGAACCGGTAAAAGCATGGTGGGGAATTGGTGGCAATCTGTGGATCGAATACGCTTCTGGGCAATGCTGGCAATACAACAGTAATGGAAAATGGATTGAATAAATTAAGATTGTAAAAGAACGTGGCCAAAATAAGAGCCACCCAAAGCCTAGATATATTTATTAAGATTGAGGTGCGAAATGTTTGATATTGAAAAAGCCAAAAGTAGAGGGTTAGAACCAGAACAAATAGAAATCATGCAAAAGATCAATGAAAACAATTTAAAAAGAGATAATTGTAAAAAGCATGATTTTGTAGAGGGCAGCAGATTTGGAAAATATAGATGTAAAAATTGTGGCTGCGAAGTGGGGGTGGAATTTGTATTAGGCTATAAGCAAGGCTTAAAACATGCATCAGAAAATTAAGATTGGTGGTGATTTGAACATGAAAAAAGTGTGCCTCAATACGGAAAGAATGCTTGACGAGGCGGATCCACAAGATGATGATTATAATCTTTGGAAAAAAGTTTACGAGCTTATGAATGGGGAAGATGCTTTTGTTTATGAAAGCCCAATAGAAAAAGGCAAATGGGTCTTCTGTGGTCTGGTCGATGGGAAAAAGAATAAGGATCTGTTTTACTTGATCGAACAGGATAGCATGATTGGAAGATATATCGGAGACTGGGAAGAGTTTGAAGCAGATTGGGAAAGCGGAGCTTACGAACCAGATGGATGTATTTATTTGGATTTGAGAGATATTAACGAAAATTAAGATTTAGTGGAGGTAGTAATCATGAGTACAGGAAGAAAAATATTTGCAACAGCACAAATTGTTAACGGAAAAATTGTTATTGATTTGGGAGATACCGCAAATTATATGACAGTCAAAGGAAGCGATGGAATCATTTTTATCGTAGAGCGTAATTCAAAAGAGTTTGTTGAAGTTAAAGACAAAAGATATGAAAATTAAGATTTGGAGGTCATGGTGAATGGATGAAAAATGGCAGTTTGTGCATGATGTTCAAGGTGGATGGTGGCTTAGACTCACCAGTGATGAGGATATCGTCAGATACATACAAACTACAAATGACAGGTATGACGGAGCTATGTGTAAAGCAGTACATCATCCAGAACATAAGCCATACAGAAGACAGCCTGTTCCTTCGCCAGATCTACACGCTGGTAAAGCTGTACTTGGAAAGAAAAGACCGGAAACATACCGGCAAAGCCGCGTAATGTGGAAACGAGTAAATCCCAACGTGGAGTATGTGATAGCTGCCATGCGTAAGAAGGGAGAGAATACAATGGGATTAGTAAAGTCAGATGCCCAGAGGAAAGCAAACCAGTTACAAAGGCGCAGTGCCATAGCCGCAGCTGATAAGGATATAATCAATGGACCGAAGCCTACAACCTGGTCAGCCAGGATGCCAGCCTATGCCGGGACAAGCCTCTGCCCAGATCCAAAATTCAGGAGGGTACCAGATGAGTAAGAGAAAGACACCGGCACAGGCCCTGGAAGAGTTTCTAAGCTACTATGATGAATGTGTGTTGGAATACAAGTATGCTTGTGATAAGGTCGCTGAGGAGGAAAAACGTCTTCAGGACTTCCTTCATGAAATGGAATTTGCCAAGGACCGGAACGAGCGTAACCGGGTTGCGACAAGGCTTCAACAGAGTAGGAGAGCCAGGCGAATTAATAAAGATATGGCAAAGATGAACGAGAAGCTGGTGAAGTTTTTCGAGGATCAGAAGAACAGGGATACCTTA